CCCTACACTGTAAACCGTGTAACTAGAATATTGTCCAAAGACGACACTCGTAGATTCTGCTTGTGGAATCAATACCCCAAAGGTCGTACATTTGAACGCTTTGGCAATGAGAGTCAGACCTATGACTTGATCGGTCGTGTACACATGGACTATATGCAACTGTATCGCAAATATACCTACGAAGAGCGACACAGCTACAGTCTAGATGCTATTCTTGAGTACGAAGGACTGGAAGGTAAAACCAAGTTTGAAGGAACCCTGGATGCACTATACAATCAGAACTTCAAAAAGTTTATTGAATATAACCGGCAGGACGTTAATGGACTGGCGCAACTGGACAAAAAATTAAAATTTTTAGATCTAGCCAATACCTTGGCACACGAGAATACTGTGTTGCTACAGACCACCATGGGTGCTGTGGCTGTGACCGAGCAGGCCATTATCAATGAAGCACACGAACGTGGCCTGGTAGTGCCCAATCGCAAAGAACGCTATTCAGACGAGGACACACAGGCCGCAGGCGCTTATGTAGCATACCCACGCAAGGGCATACATGAGTATGTGGGGTCAATAGACATCAACTCACTTTATCCGTCGGCTATTCGAGCACTTAACATGGGACCAGAGACCATTGTGGGACAACTGAGGCCTGTGATGACTGATCGATACATCAGTGACAAGATGCGTTCTGGATCAAGTTTTGCAGCCGCGTGGGAAGGTCTGTTCGGCAGTTTAGAATATACCGCGGTCATGGAACAACAACGTGGTACAGAGATTACTATTGACTGGCAGGACGGGGAAGAAAGTGTACACAGTGCCGCCGATGTATGGCGCATGATTTTTGACTCAAATCAGCCTTGGATGATCACTGCCAATGGTACCATATTTACTTACGAGCGTGAAGCAGTTATTCCCGGTTTGCTAAAACGCTGGTATGCTGAACGTAAAGACATGCAGGCTCGACTCAAAGAATGTACCACACCCGAAGACGAAGAATATTGGGACAAACGTCAGCTTGTTAAAAAGATTAACCTCAACAGTTTGTATGGTGCTATTCTTAATCCTGGTTGCAGATTTTTTGACAAGCGCATTGGACAATCAACAACACTCACTGGTCGTGCTATTGCCAAGCACATGGATGCTTATGTAAATGAGTGCATCACAGGCAAATACGATCATGTGGGCGAATCTATAATCTATGGTGATACAGATTCCTGTTATTTCACTGCTTATCCTGTGCTCAAGACAGAAATTGAAGCCGGTAACATGACTTGGAATCGAGAAATTGCTGTACAGCTATACAACAGCATTGCTGACCAGGTCAATGAAAGTTTTCCAGGATTTATGGAACAGGCATTTCATTGTCCGAGAGACATGGGTTCAGTGATCAAAGGCGGACGAGAAATTGTGGCCAGCAAAGGCTTGTTTATCACCAAGAAGCGTTATGCTGTCATGTACTATGACAAAGAGAACAAACGTGTGGACACACATGGCGAACCTGGCAAGGTCAAAGCCATGGGATTGGATCTCAAAAGGTCAGATACTCCCAAGGTCATTCAAGATTTTCTTAGCGAAATTTTAAACGATGTGCTCACAGGCCAAACACGTGAACAAATCATTGAAAAGATCCGCAAATTCAAATATGAATTCAAAGAGAGACCAGGTTGGGAAAAGGGCAGTCCTAAGCGTGTGAACAATTTGACCAAGTATGCCAAAGAAGAAGAGCGTCTGGGCAAAGCCAACATGCCAGGGCATGTGCGTGCGGCCATAAACTGGAACAACTTGCGTAGGATGAACTCGGACAAGTATAGCATGCAAATTGTAGACGGTATGAAGACCATTGTGTGCAAGTTAAAATCTAATCCACTGGGATGGACCAGCATAGGTTATCCCACAGACGAAACTAACTTGCCAGTTTGGTTTAAAGAACTGCCATTTGACGATACCGACATGGAACAAACTGTGGTGGATCAAAAGATCAACAACTTGCTGGGAGTGTTAGATTGGGACCTAGGGTCAGCTACCAACACAGAAAATACATTCCAAACCTTGTTTGAGTGGTAACATGAAACTTAGTGATTTAATTGCCTATCGCAACATGCTTCAAGAAACCAGTGCGGTTGACATTGGAAAAGCAACTGATTTGAGCTTACAAAAAATATCGCATTTGGTTGCAACAAACGCAATACAACTTCCTGATTTTTTAGAAAATATAAAAAAACAACAACGTAGTATACAACAAAACTTTGAAGATTTTGAAAATCTTCTTGGCCAGCTTAGAGCACACATTGACACACAGATTTCACAACGGGAATCCGCATGCTTGGCTGAAAGTTATAGGCTGTATGAAGAAGAAATGTGTCATGAAACTTCCGAATATATTCTTAAACGCAACTCTCCAATGTCGCCGGAGTCTCGTATTGCTTTGCAAACCAGATTGTTAAACTACACAGATTGGCAACATGCTGGCATGATTATTCGTCCTGCACTTGAAAGTTTTGTGTTTGACATGGTCAGTTTAGATCCGTTGTACATTGTAGATGAAAACTATGAATTGCTAGAACCTTTGATTTCAAAATTTCCAGAACAATATCAACGAAGACTTAGACCCTATGTCATCAACGAAAGATCAGGCGAGCCCATGATGTCTAAGATACCAGATTCACAGTTTGGATTATGTTTGGCCTATAACTTGTTTAATTTTAGACCATTGGAAATAATCAAACAATACCTGACCGAAATTTATCAAAAACTCAAACCGGGAGGTGTGTTGATCATGACCTTCAATGACTGCGACCGAGAAAAAGCAGTGATGTTGGTGGAATCTAGTTTTGCTTGCTATACCCCGGGCGAATTGGTAAAGAATTTGGCACAAAGTTTAAATTATGAAGTTTTGTATTCCTGGCACGATAATGGACCCAGTACCTGGTTAGAATTACGCAAACCTGGCACACTGACCACTTTCAAAGGCGGGCAAAGTTTTGCCAAAGTTGTTGCATATCCAAATTAAACACTGTATAATTAACTCAAGGAGAATCACACATGAAAGATCATTTATTAGACTTAGTAGAACACACGCTAAAACTGGGCGGCATTGACCTGGTAAAGATTACCGGCGATGACAAATCCACTGTAATTGGTGGCATAGCTGAAGATCGTAGCGTGGTAGTAGAAGGTGCCTTTACTGCACCGGTGGCCGATTTTATTGGTAATTTTGGCATGCCTAACTTGCCCAAGTTGCGTGTTTTATTGAGCTTGTCGGAATATCAAGAAAATGCCAAACTCACAATCACAAGAAAAGATTCCGGCGTGCCAGATGGTATCAACTTTGAAAATGCCGCCGGCGACTTCAAGAACAACTACAGATTCATGGCTTCTGAAATTGTAAACGAAAAACTCAAAACTGTAAAATTCAAAGGTGTAAACTGGAACATTGAGTTTACTCCGACTGTGGCAGCTATTCAGCGACTCAAAATGCAGGCGCAGGCCAATGCTGAAGAAGTAAACTTCACTGCCAAGACTGACGGCGGCGATCTCAAGTTCAGCTTTGGCGATCATTCCACGCACTCGGGTAACTTTGTTTTTCATCCAGGTGTAACAGGCACACTCAAACGTGCATGGGCTTGGCCTATTTCAACTGTGATCAGTATTCTTGACCTGACCGGCGACAAGACATTCCGCATTAGCGATGATGGTGCTGCTATGATCACTGTGGATTCAGGTCTGGCTGTTTATAACTACATTCTTCCAGCACAATCTAAATAATAGATGACTCAAGACAACTTAACTGCCAAGCAGAATGATTATGCAGTCTTTCTGCCGGCCATCTCGGGCTTCTATGCTACATTTGTGGGCAAGCAACGTGATCCTGTAAACGGGCCTTATGTAGATCCTGCTCGCATGCCTGCTGGCATACAGGACATGGAACAGATGAACTGGCTCAATGATCAAAAGGGCCTGTTCCCTTACAAGTGGAGTCTGTATTCAGGCGGTCATGCCAACTTGGATTTAAACAAGCAGGACTGGTCCGAAGACATGGTTCGCAATCGCGATCCCAACACGCTGATGCTGGGTGACTCGGGCGGATTCCAGATTGCCAAGGGCCTGTGGGAAGGTGATTGGAAGGCCAACTCGGGTTGTCTCAAAGCACAGAAGAAGCGTGAAGCTGTGCTTAAATGGTTAGACAATATCAGTGACTATTGCATGACATTGGATATTCCAACCTGGGTCATTCATGATAAAAATGCCAGTGACAAGTGCCAGATCAGCACGCTACAAGAAGCTGTAGACGCTACCAAGTACAACAACGAATACTTCATGGCCAATCGCAAGGGCAAGCATAATGGTGGCACTAAAATCTTAAACGTGCTACAAGGTGCCAATCATGCCGATGCCGATCGTTGGTATGACATTATGAAACACTATTGCGATCCTGTCCAGTATCCAGACACTCACTTTGATGGCTGGGCCATGGGTGGTCAAAACATGTGTGACGTACACTTGGTACTAAAAAGATTAGTAGCACTACGCCATGACAACTTGTTACAAGAAGGTGTGCATGATTGGATGCACTTCTTGGGTACAAGTAAACTAGAGTGGGCAGTGTTGCTTACCGATATACAGAGAGCAATAAGAAAATATGTTAATCCTTCTTTCACTATTAGTTTTGATTGTGCTTCGCCGTTCTTGGCAACGGCAAATGGGCAAGTCTATCACCACATAGATCTTCCACACAACGACAAGTGGTGCTACCGTATGAGTCCTATTGTGGATGACAAAAAGTATGCCACAGACACACGTCAGTTTGGCCCTGCAGTGCTGGCCGACGGTCTGATCAGTCATTTTGATGAAAGTCCAATCAGTCAGCAGTTGCAAATGAAAGACATCTGTATCTACAAACCAGGTGATTTAAACAAGATTGGTAAAGAAGGTAAAACCAGTTGGGATAGTTTCAGCTATGCCTTGTTGATGGGACACAATGTTTGGATGCACATCGAAGCGGTACAACGTGCCAATCGTGAATACGACAACGGTTCTTGGCCTGCCATGATGTGGAATCAAAACGGAGACCATGCCCGATTCAAAGACATTGTGGATGCTATATTTGCCACTCCGAACCGTGAAGAAGCCGAAGCTATAATTGAACATTATGACCGTTATTGGATGGACATTGTGGGCACACGTGGATTCAAAGGCAAAAAAGCCAAAAATGCACACAGTCAATTCAATGCTTTGTTCGAAACCGTTGACGATTCCGAGGAAGATAGTGTACAATTAGATGAAGACTTTAGCCCGGACCAACAGGCCCGATTAGATCAACTCGAACATGATCAAATACAATGAACCGAGATGGACACAAAGCAGTTAGCTTCTTTGTAGGAACCGAAGTAGAGCATAGTCCGGCATATGGATTAAAAACTTTGTTTGTGGTGGGCATACAAGATCCAGCACATATACAGGCTCAGGCCCTGGCACACAAATGTGATCACATTTATTTTGGAGCCAATCAAAGTTTTCCAAACAATGGTACTGCAAATTGGAAAGCCTGGGAAAACATGATTGTGCCCATGCTCAAAAGTGGACAAGGTGAAGGACACACTTATCTGTGTACCTTGGATCTGGATGTGGCTGTAGTGGAAGATTTGCTCGACGGGCCGTTGGTTGAATTCCACAATTTTATTCCCATGATTAGTGTTAAATTACCTTATATCAAACAACTAGGATACAATGCTACTCTCAAAATTGATGACAAAGATTTCCAAGCAACAAATCCCGGCGTCTGGTGCCATAGCCTACATGACTTACAAAAACGTGAGGTGTTTACTAACTGGTCTAAATACATTCAAGACGAGATCATTAAATGATTAGATGGTTATGGAGTCGTATGATGAAGTGGGGTTGGGACTACGGCCGCAACGTTGAGGATGATGGCCTGATTCCTATTTCACGGCACAAATTTTCACGCAGTAGAAACGAAACTCTGTGCATTGATGACATAGAGTCGGGCATTGATCTTACCAATCCCATCAGCTTTCGTGTACAGGCGGTAAGTGGAGGCACTTTGATAGAAACACGCTGGTATGATCCAAAAACTGACAACAATGATCGCAAGTTGCATATTGTGACCGAAGATGAAAATTTGGCAGAAGCTGTGGGTAAAATTGTAACCATGGAGTTATTGAAACGATGATACAAAGCGAAAGAGAAACTATAGAGCGTATCTGTGAATCTGCAGATCGTAAAATTTGGATCACATTCAGACGAGAGGGTATACACCGTTACCCGGCTGCCGCAACAGATCCTGCGTTATGCACAGCCGGCGAGTATGATGTATCGTTTTTGGCCAATGCACACAGACATATTTTTCATTTTAGAGTGTGGATTGACATATTTCACAACGATCGTGACATTGAGTTTATTCAATTCAAACGCTGGCTAGAAAGTCTATACAGCAAAGATATTTTACAGTTGGATTTTAAAAGTTGTGAAATGATTGCAGATGATCTATATATAAGTATTGCAGAACGATATCCCAATCGTGCTGTGTGGATTGAGGTAGCCGAGGATGGCGAGAACGGCTGCCTTATCAAGTATGAACTTTCTCGCCCTAATTTATCAATCAAATATTAAGGAAACAAAATGGGTAAGCGTGAACATCGTCCCAGTGCTCGTGCCGTACAAACCTCAGAGGATCTAGGCAACTTTTTAGAATTCTGTCGAGATTATGGTTACAGATTTCGCGAGGAGGATCTTTACAATTTCAAGGCCTATGCTTGGCAACAATACAACAAGTTCAGCCAAGGCAAAAATGCCAAGAACATGTGGGTAGAAGATGCTCGCAGACTGGGACGTATCATATGAGACGACTGTTCTATATGGGTCTAGAGAGCTACGAAGCTCGCTATACCTTGCAACTCACAGAATGGAATCGTCGCGTGTTTGACCGTCGTGGCATTGAGGTAATATATGTGCCTGGTGCTGCTATCGATAACACAAAAAGTATCAGTGTAGGGCAAGTGCTAGATGCACATGGACGTAGTTATTTTGGCATGAGTCAAATGATGAATCTAGTTCAGATGATGCGCAACGGCGAAGTTACTCACGAAGACGTTGTGTATTTTGAAGACATGTTTCAACCCGGAATTGAAAGTCTGCCCTACATCATGGATCAGGTTGAATATTATCAACGTCCAAAAGTCTGGGTACGTTGCCTAGCCCAGGCCATTGACCCAGATGATTTTGTTCATGTGTGGGGCATGGCCAAATGGATGGGATTGTATGAACAAATGGTCAATGAGTTTGCCACAGGTGTGTTGGCCACCAACGAGGAAATGGTAGCTCACATGCGTATTGCTGGATGGAAGGCTCCAATTTACAACATCAGCGGGTTGGCATTTGGCAAACAAGAAGTACTTGAACGCATCGGCGGCGCAGCCAACATCAAACCTTTTGCAGATCGTAAAATGCGTGTGGGCTTTGCTGCAAGATTTGATCAGGAAAAACAACCCGGTTTTTTCATGGACTTGATTGAAAAGATTAAATCTCAACCCAATGGCCAAAACATTAGTTTTGCTATCTACCAAGGTGGTACGTTACGCAGTAACAATCCTGAGTATGTAGCACGTGCTCGACAATTGCAACAACGAGGTCATTTAGAGATTTTTGAAAATCTTGACAAAAATCGTTATTATGAACTGCTGAATGACACTCGTGTATTGTTTAATTGTGCATTACAAGACTGGGTCAGTAACACAGTCAGCGAGGCAGACACTCTTGGTTGCAATGTGTTATATCCTGCATATCGCAGTTTCCCAGAAACCTTTGCCAATGATCCTAACCGCCTGTATGTACCGTGGTCGATAGATGATGCCGAGCATAAACTGTATAACTTGCTGGAACAGCCACATCACAACATGGGTTTGATCAGTGACTGGAACGACGGCACTGTTGATCGTATTTGCGATATCTTGACTGGTCACGGCGAGCAATGGAATCGATCTGGAAATCGTTACCGAGATCATGTTGCAAATGCAAAATATCAAGTAACTAAGGTGGAATCATGAGAGTAATAGTCACCGGCGGTGCTGGGTACATTGGAGGTCAAACAGTATTGAAACTGTTGGACCATGGGCACAGTGTGTTTGTTATTGATCGTGCTACTGCACCAGATCATCTGGAACACTGTGGATGCAAATGGATGCAAGCAGATTTTGCAGACCAGCTCAGTCTTGGAGCCATTGCACAATTTAGACCCGATGCCATTATTCATTGTGCAGGCACCAGTCTTGTTGGACCCAGTATAACCAATCCAGAAGAATATTACAACAATAACTTTGTAAAAACTAAAACGTTGTTGGACTTTTTGATAACGCTTGATCAATGTCCAAAATTTATTTTTTCAAGTTCAGCAGCCACCTATGGCAATCCTGTGATGACTCCTATCAACGAAGTTGATCCAACTGAACCAATCAGTCCCTACGGTCAAAGCAAACTCATGATTGACTGGATGCTACAAAGTTATCGCCGTGCTTATGAGTTAGATTTTGTAAGTTTTAGATACTTTAATGCATGCGGTGCCGACCCACAAGTACGTCACGGACAAGCACCAGGTGGTACACATCTTATATCTCGTGTGCTCGAAAGCATGCGTGACAGTCAACCTTTTACCTTGTACGGCACCCAGTATCCTACTGAGGACGGAACCTGTGTTCGAGACTATATCCACGTGGCAGATTTGGCCAATGCTCATGTCACAGCAATGAACAGTCAAATACCGTCTGGCATTTACAATCTTGGCACAGATACCGGTACCAGCAATGCCGAAATCATTGATGTTGCTAAAACCATCACAGGCAAGTCAATTACTGTAATAACAGGAGAGCCCAGAGCAGGAGATCCTGCAATACTTACTGCTGATGCCAGCAAGTTTATGGCAGCAAGTGGATGGAAGCCCGAACATGATTTAAAAAGTATTATTTCCCATGCGTGGGCATGGTATAATAAATGACATGGTCGATTCGTCAGCACTGGGATCCTCTTCAAGTATGTGTGGTAGGTCGTAGTTATCCCCCTGAATTTTATAGTTGGATCACCAACTCACGTGTGCGCAGTTTATTCGAAACAATTGCCGAAGAAACCGAAGAAGACTATCAAGCTGTAATTCAAAAACTTGAAAGTTTTGGTGTTGAAATCTTGCGACCCAACCTTCCAGACCAGCCCATGGTTGATGGAAAATATATAAAACCTCCAATGAGTCCCCGCGACTATACTGCAATGATTGGTGAAACATTCTATTTTAATGATTATGAAAGTTTCCCTGCAGACATTGCACAAATGTATAACAATGTACGAGATCACAGTTGGCCCGATTGCGCATCCTGGACAGAGTTTGAACAGCTACCCACAGAAATCAAAAACGAATGTATGATTCTGCATCGCTTTGATCAGTATCGAGACACAGTTTTTCCTTTGCATTTACAAGGCTGTTATGATCATATTCTAGATCGCATACACTCTCAAGGCAATCAGATCAAACATAATCTTCATGAGCTGGTCAATGGAGCCCAAGTGACTCAGCTTGGACGAGATCTTTTTTTTGGAAATGATTGCTATGAAAGAAACTGGGATCAATATCAACAGCTTTTGGATCAAGAGTTTGTCGACACTAGAAATCACATTGTCAACACACAAGGTCATAGCGACGGAGTTTATTGTGCAGTGGCACCTGGGTTAATTATAAGTTCGCCGTACCTCGATGATTACAGTAAACTTTATCCAGGATGGGAAGTAGTCCGACTAACAAATATGAATCAAACACTGTTGGATCAGTACACTAAACTTAAAAATAAAAATCAAGGACGCTGGTGGATTCCAGGATTCGAGCACGACGACGACCTCATCAACCTGATAGAAACAAATTTGCAACATTGGACGGGCAACGTAGAGGAAACTATATTTGATGTAAACATGTTGATCATCGATCCCAAGAACGTGTTGATGTTTACATACAACAAACAAATAGTTTCTGCGCTGGATCGATATGGCATTACCACTCATGTGGTTCCTTTTAGACACAAGTTTTTTTGGGACGGCGGAGTACATTGTTTTACCAGTGATTTGCATCGCAAAGGTGTGGCACAAGATTACTTTACAGAAAGCACGCAATGAGTTTTAAAGCATTATTTGACTTTGAACAGGCCTTGGCCGACTATACAGGTGCTCCTTATGTGGTGGTCACAGATGGTTGCACTCACGCCTTGGAGTTGTGCTTTAGATATGATTGTATTGAACAAACTCAATTTACTGCTTATACCTATCTCAGCGTGCCCATGCTTATGAGTCATTTGGGAGTACACTATGCCCTAACTGATCAAATCTGGTCAGGTGAATATCAATTTGAAAACACCAGAATTTGGGACAGCGCCAGAAGATTAGAACACAACATGTATCGCCCAGGACAGTTTCAATGTTTGAGTTTTGGCTGGACCAAACCCTTGCAGTTGGGCAAGGTAGGGGCAATCTTGTTGGACGACTACGACGCTTACAAAAAATTTAGCCGTCAACGCAGTGATGGCAGAGATTTGCATATACCATGGGAACAGGAAACCGAACTAATTTTGGGCTGGCACTATTGTCCTACTTTGGAAAGTTGCGAACGAGGATTAAAATTATTGCCAGAGATTCAACCGCAGTGTCAAACTGCATGTTATCCAGATTTGAGAACCATCAATCTTGACCTATGAAAAAAATTACCATTAGAAACAACAACATTGTATGGTACAATGCTTTACATTTTGGGTATGATATTCTTACCAACCCAGATCAAATTTTAGATCAAATTTCCAGAGATCTACAGGACAGTGAACTGGAGTTTGACTCCATGCGTGACAAAAAATTGTTGGTAAACTTTGTAGGCGAAGGGCATGATCCAAGCACTGTGCAACCTTTAATCCAACAGTTGAACACATGGCCGGTGTTGGATCGTGTGATTGTGTTTAGCAGTTCTATAGACACACATGAGCTTGATTATACAGCATGGTCATTTGATGACCTTATGATCAATCACGGTAGATGGTTTGATTGCATAAAGGTACTGGATGCAAGTCTTCAAGTCGATTGCAAATTTTTATGTCTTATGCGTAGACCTAGTATTAGTCGTGCAAGACTGGCCAATGATCTATTAAACAAGATTCACAGTATGCAATTGAGTTTTGGTTGTATGAGCACCGCAGAAGTATTAGCCAACTACCAAGCTCATATCCCAAATCACGCATTGCCTGTCATTGTTGATGGCATAACAGACCGCAATCATGGACCCAGTGAACATGATCAATCCAGTAGTGTTTTCCGTCATTGTTTGTTTAACATAGTGGTAGAAAGCAGCAGTCAAACTGATCCAGGCATTTGGCGTAGTATTTTTATCACAGAAAAAACCTTCAAGGCATTTGGTCTTCGACAAATTCCTATCTGGATGGCAGTGCCTGGCTTGGTTGCTCGTGTAAGAGCCATGGGCTTTGACATGTTTGATGATATCATTGACCACAGTTACGACAACATTATTGATGAAGATCTTAGACGACAAAGTGTTGTAGATCAAATACAACAATTGAATCAACAGTTTGATCTGGATCAATGTCAAACCTTAAGAAACAGTTTGAAGACCAGATTAGAAAACAACTATCAACTATTGATCACAAGATATCACGATAGTAGTATCAAGTTTAACAACATGCTTGAACAGTTTGCAGATTTTGTTCCGCCACAGTTGTTGATCTTTGGCGACTCATGGCCACATGGTGACGAACTACAGATTCATGACATTGCCTATGGAGAACTGTTGGCACAACAGTTAGGCATTGCTACGGTAAAAAATTATTCCGAACCCGGCACCGGCATAGGTCATATGATTCTACAATTGCAAACAGCCATGCAATCCAATGCGCACACCACTGGAAAAAAAATTGCAGTATTTTTTCTCAGTGGTCAAGAAAGGCATCTGTGTTACTGTGATGACAAAATTTTAAATTTAAATATTCGCGGCCCCAGAATCAATCCAGAAAACGATCCACACATGGCCGAGTTGGTCAACAACATGTACTATAAGTATTTTTATTCAGACCAGATGCGTGATTTTTACATGAATACGCATGTACTGGCCTTGCAGTCTTTGTGCCGTTATCATGAAATTGATGACTATTACATTGCTGGGTGGCAATCGTTTGATTTCTGGCCCGAAATAGATCTAGAACGAATTTATGATCGGGGTCGTACCAGTTGTCGCGAACTATTGAACATGGAGTTTGACAATCGCGACGGTGTGGTGTTTGACAATGTGTACTTTAGCCCAAATCGGTCACATCCAAATCAACTGGGCCATCAGAAGATAGCAGACTGTTTGTATGATTGGATAAAATCAAAATCTCTTGACACTGACCTAAATAACCTTTACAATAGCAACAAGACTGGTCATCCTCGACCACAACAAATAACTCGGAGAATTACAAATTGACAGATAAACAAACAGCACTAGACGGCGGGTACAAAGAATCATATCTGGGCGATGCTATTCGCTCTAAGATGAAACGTGAAGGCAAGCGTTTCTGGGCAGGAGACAACATTTCTGCCTATGTCTCAGAAGAAGACAAATCACAACTGATCGACGAAGCTACCGAAGCATTTGAAACAGTGTTAGATAGATTGCTGATTGATCGTGAAAATGATCCAAACTCTAAAGGCACAGCAAGACGCTTGGCCAAGATGTACTTTAACGAAATCATGGGAGGTAGATATGATCCAGCACCAGATGCAACAGCTTTCCCAAATGATAGCCAAGATAGATATGAAGGCATGCTTGTGGTTCGTAGCGAATTGCGTAGTATGTGTAGTCACCATCATCAGCCTGTATCTGGCGTTGCTTACATTGGTATTATTGCTGCCAACAAACTTATTGGCTTATCTAAGTACACTCGTATTGCTCAGTGGTGTGCTCGTCGCGGTACTTTACAAGAAGAACTCTGCAACGACATTGCCAGAGAAATAAGCCGAGCCACAGATTCCTCAAACATTGGTGTATACATTCAAGCCACACACGGATGTTGCGAAAACCGAGGAATAATGGCCCACTCCAGTCTAACACAGACCACAGTGTTGCGTGGTGTGTTTAGCACAGACCCAGCAGTTAAAAAAGAGTTCATGGACAATATCAAACTACAACAGGAGTTTGCGCCAAGATGACCCTAGTCGAAGCACAACAAGCGGGCATTGCTCCTTGGGATCAACAAGTAGATGAAAAGCCTATGACCGTGGTTTATCTTGACTGTTATCCATGTACACCCGGACACAGATTGTATGTGCCCAAGGACAACGACAATGCCAACTGGGTAGTCAGAGCTTTTGAAGATGCCTTGTGTGATGGCAACTGGATGGTTGAACAGGGTGAATGCGACGGGTTCAATATTGGCTTAAACATGGGAGTAGTTGCCGGGCAAACTGTGATGTACCCGCACGTGCATCTTATACCCAGACGTGCAGGGGATGTCGAAGATCCTGTGGGCGGAGTCAGAAATACTATACCCGGCAAAGGCAACTATCGTAAATAGCAACACAGCGGTCTCTATGGCGTCATCCCGCTCGACAAATTCTGCCGCCTATGCTAAAATCTAACATAGGAGATAATTATGGCAACTTACGTTTCAACAAAAACATATGGCAATGATAGAGGTCTAAGCTGTTGCTTTAGACAATGGCGTAGTACCCACAGTCATTGCTCACTACTACACGGATACTCAATTGGTATCAAATTAATCTTTGAATCAGAAACATTGGATGACCGCAACTGGGTCATGGACTTTGGTGGGCTTAAAGCGTTTAAAGAATGGTCAGAATACATGTTTGATCATACCTTGGTTGTTGCAGAAGACGATCCCCATTTAAAAATGTTTGAAATCATGGCTGCCATGGGCTTGCAAGATCAAGGCGGTGTGTGTGATTTAAGAATTGTTCCTGGTGTGGGTTGCGAAAAGTTCAGTGAGCTGGCATATTGGGAAATGAAACATATTCTTGAAACATTTCAGCGAGGCAAAGAGTACACAGTACCAAATGGCCAAACATTTTCTGCACGTTATCCGGTTGGGCTTGGAGTGAAATTACGCAGTGTAGAAGTATTCGAGCACGCTGGAAATTCCGCCATCTATGAAGGATAATATTGATTCAATGACAAATCTCTATCAAATCTCTGTGTTACTGCCCACTAGAGGTAGAACAACTGCACTGACCAACAGCATAGAAAGCCTGGTAACAAACTGCTCCAACACAGACAATATAGAAATATTGTTAGGGCTGGATCAAGATGACACAATTGGACGCGATCATTTTTTAACCCAGATCAAACCATATCTTGACAATGCCGGAGTGGCTTATTGTGCTATAGAATTTGAACCCATGGGTTATACTGGACTCAATCGCTATTACAACGGTCTGGCCGAAAAATCACAGGCAGATTGGTTGTTTGTGTGGAACGACGATGCTGTGATGAACACCCAGGGATGGGATCAAGTGGTTGATCAATACCAAGGACAGTTTAGGTTGTTGAAAATACACACCCACAACGAACATCCTTACAGCATATTTCCAATTTATCCACGCGAATGGTATGACCTGTTTGGATTCCTAGCCAGACATCAAATGATTGATGCCGAACTTAGTCAGATAGCTTACATGTTGGATCTAATGACCATTGTTGAAATCTATGCCACGCACGATCGTGCCGACTTGACGGGCAACAACAAAGATAGCACATTCCAAGACAAAGTGATCTATGAAGGCAATCCAGACAATCCTTTGGATTTTCATCATGTCAATTACACCACAGCTCGCAAGCAAGATTGCGAAACCATCAGTCAATACTTGCAAAACAAAGGTCATGACATGAAATTTTGGCAGGCAGTCAAAGCTGGAACTCAGAATCCATGGGAAAAACTTCGTGCCAACGACATCAACAACCAATGCGTGCAAAGGGCCACATGAACCTAGGAGTAATAGGCAAAGGAACTGTAGGAAGTGCTGTGTATGATGGGTTACAACAACTAGATCATCGCATGTGTTTTTTTGATCCTGCTGTGGCCGTCAGTCGATTTGAACATGTACTAGACACTCAGTGTGTTTTTATTTGTGTTCCTACCAATCAAAATGCCAACGGCGATTGTGATGTCAGCATAGTTGAGTCAGTGATCAAACAGTTAAGTCAGCATAATTATTCAGGACTGGTGGCTATCAAAAGCACAGTGATTCCGGGTACCACCGACCGACTCAGCCAACAATACAAGAATTTAAAAATCTGCAACGTGCCAGAATTTCTACGTGCCAGACTGGCCTTGGAGGATTTTGTTGATCAAGATGTATTGGTTATAGGCAGCACTTGTGGTGAAGATTATGAACTTGTAACAGAAATACACGGACATTATCCCAGACAGGTCAGTTGTGTAACACCTGCAGAGGCAGAGATTATCAAATATTTCAACAATGTGAATCACAGTGTGCAAATTATATTTGCCAATATCATGTTTGAAATTTGCAAGAAATTTGGTGCCGAGTATCAAAATGTGTATGATACCATAGTACAACGTGATTGTTTTAACAGTGCCTATCTGGACTGCAATGATCAAATGCGTGGATTTGGCGGCCACTGCTTGCCCAAAGATACTTCTGCCCTGTCTAACTTGATTAATCAACTGGGACTGGATTATGATTTGATCAGGGCAACCATAGCAGACAATCAAAAATTATCCAAATGAGCAAAATACTTTTAACTGGCGGAGCAGGCTTGTTGGGGCGAGAACTGTGCCAACAACTGATGAATCAAGGACACGAAGTTTGGATCATTGATAATCTCAGCCGCAGTCAGATCATTCCAGACTGCACCAAGTTTATCAAGGCAGACATTAGCGACAGTCAAACCTTTGCGTTTTTGCCCACAGATTTTGAGTATATCTATCATTACGGTGCTATCAATGGAACCTCTAATTTTTATGACAGGCCCAATCAAGTATTGACTTCTAACTTTACAGGCGATATCAAAACTTTTGAGTTTGCTGAACGTTGTTACAATCTTATCAGAATAGTCTATGCCAGTAGCAGTGAAATACCTGCCGGCGAGTCTGGTGCTATACCAGAGCTAGTAGATGTCCGAATCAACAACATACACAATCCCAGATGGAGTTATAGACTGGCCAAAATTACCAGTGAAAACTATTTGGCCAACAGTGCGTTGCCTTATGTGATGATTAGATATTACAATGTGTATGGTGCAGACGATGCCCCTGGTCACTTCCTGCCCGATCAAATTGCCAAAATCAAATCTGGTGTGTTTGAAATTGTAGGTGGCAATGAAACCAGAAGTTTTTGCCACGTGGAAGACGCTTGCCAAGCTACCATTTATTGTGCAGAACACACCAACCGACAATTGATCAATATAGGAAATGATGTTGAAACCACAGTAAGTGATGCTGCACAAACTATTGCTCACGCATTGGGGCACAGCAATCCTATTTGGACTCATTTACCAAGTCGACCTGGGTCTACTCCAACTCGATGCCCAGACATCAGCAGATTAAAAAATATCATGCCACATTTTGATCCCAGAACGTTTGAGCAAGGTATACGGCAAATATTGAGTTGATTATTTGCACAAAGTTGTGTATAATCTAAATATATTACTCTTTTGAATTTAACATGAAAAAAATCTATCATACTTGGCAAGACGTTGAAGGTCAAACGCAGGAAATTTTGCGTCAACTTGTGCAGTCCAACTGGCGTCCAGATTATGTAGTTGGGCTCACACGTGGAGGTCTGGTGCCAGCTAATTTAATCAGTCAATATCTTGAGTGCAGAATGGAAACATTAAAAGTCAGTCTGCGTGATAGCGAGCAACAAGAAAGCAACTTGTGGATGGCTGAAGATGCGTTTGGATATTCTACTCATGATCCAATGGCATCAGGCGACGGACGTAAAAATATTTTGATTGTTGATGATATCAACGATACCGGTGCCACATTGAACTGGATCAAACAAGATTGGGAAAACAGTTGTTTGCCCAAAGACAAACGTTGGAAACAAGTTTGGGGCAACAATGTGCGTGTGGCCTGCTTGTATGACAACGAGTCAAGCAAGAGCAAATTGGATGTTGCCTATTCGGCTGTGACTATCAACAAAGCCGCAGAGAATGCATGGATAGTTTTTCCATGGGAAAACTGGTGGCAATCTAAATAAAGTTACAAAAACAAAGGTCAGAGATGAGTAAAATTAAAGTTTCAGAAGTATTCTACAGTCTACAAGGCGAAGGTCGATTTGTGGGTGTTCCCAGTGTGTTCTTACGCACTTATGGTTGTAACTTTACCTGTAGTGGATTTGGATGTAAGCCGGGTGAAACTAGCACAGGTGCAGACGAAGTTGCCAAGTCAGTGGAGTTGTACAAAACATTCAACGACTTGCCATTGGTAGAAACCGGTTGTGACAGTTATGCATCGTGGCATCCGGCCTACAAACACCTGAGTCCAACACAGACCACAGAAGAACTGGTAGAACGTATGTTGGCGTTGACTCCCAACAATGCGTGGGCACAGAACAATGGCAACGACGTACATCTTGTGATCACTGGCGGAGAACCTTTGCTGGGCTGGCAACGTGCTTATGCAGAATTGCTAAGTCATCCTCGCATGGCAGACCTAAAGAACATTACATTCGAAACCAATGGCACTCAAGAATTACACAAAGACTTTAGCCATTATTTGCTTAACTGGACACTAAATTCTAAAACATATAGTGGTAACGTAGCACGTGGTCCCGAAGCATTGACCTTTAGCGTTAGTGCTAAATTGTCAGCAAGTGGTGAAAGTTGGGAAGAAGCAATTCGCCCAGATATTGTAATGAGTTATGCTAATATTGGCCACACTTATTTAAAGTTTGTGGTCGAAACTGATGAACATATTAGAGACGCCATTCGTGCCACTGATGAGTATCGTCGTGCAGGATTTAAAGGAGTTATTTATTTGATGCCGCAAGGTGGCGTAGTTGAGCCATACGACAAAAACAAATTGCGTATTGCTAACATTTGCGTAGAGCAAGGCTGGTATTACAGTCCTAGACTGCATGTAGATCTCTGGGGCAACGGATGGGGCAAATGATCAATATTGGATTTATAGGGTTAGGAAAATTAGGCTTGGATGCCGCCGAAGTGTTTGCTGACCACTACACAGTTCGAGGCTACGACATACAACCGCGAGTCAGCGACACTGTAAAAGTTTGCGATATTCAAGAAGTGGTTGAACTCAGTGATTGGATATTTGTTGCTGTGCCTACTCCGCACCTGGAAGGGTATGATGGATCTACTCCCAGCAGTCATCTTAGCCCCAAAGATTTTTTACACGAAGCAGTACAAGACAGCTTGATCAAGATCAATCAGTATGCTACCAATCCAAAAAAGGTGGTAATAATCAGTACAGTGTTGCCCGGAACCACACGTCATAATTTTGCTGGATTGCTCAGTAACCAACATCAGATCTTGTACAATCCTTATTTGATTGCTATGGGCAGTGTGAAATGGGACATGGTCAATCCAGAAATGATCATGATTGGAACCGAATACAGCAATCAAACAACTCTGGCGCAAGAACTTGTAAATCTTTATCAGCCCATGGTCAAAAATAATCCCAGATATGAGATTGGAACTTGGGAAGAATGTGAAGCCATTAAAATATTCTACAACACATTTATCTCAGCCAAGATTGGTCTGGTCAATATGATACAAGATTTTGCTCAGCGCATAGGCAATATCAATGTAGATGTTGTCACAAATGCTCTTGCACAATCAACTATGCGTATCATGGGACCCAAATACATGACTGCAGGCATGGGCGATGCAGGTGCATGTCATCCACGCGACAACATTGCTCTGCGTTGGTTGGCAGAAGAATATGAGCTGGGCTACGACATGTTTGATACAATCATGCATGCTCGAGAAATACAAGCAAAAAATCTAGCAGAATTTCTAGTGGTCAAAGCACAAAAACACAATCTTCCTATTGTTATTCATGGCAAGGCCTACAAGCCAGATGTTCCTTATTGCATCGGTAGCTATTCTGTCTTGGTTGGGCATTATGTTAATCAGACTGGTCATAAAGTTTGTTATGTTGATCCCTTGGCCGATGATCCCAAGGATGTAATTGTCGGCATCGATCGGTCTGCTGTGGTGTTAATGGCTCACAATCGTGCTGTTACCTATAGTAATGTAGACAGTGATCATTCTGATCACTTTTATTATAACATTGCGCCCGGTAGTGTTATTGTGGATCCTTGGCGTAAACTTCCACTTGACCTGGACGGCATGACTGTTGTACACTATGGAAATACTCGAGCATCATGAGTCCAATTCCAGAAAAAATAGATCGACTAGATGGTGCGTTTTATATGCGTGCCGATTGGAAATTGTGTCGTGTGATATGGCCAAAACGATGTTTGATCAGTAACAAAAGATTGTGGCCAGGTACCTTGGCCTATCGTGGTCGTGCGGTTTGGCACGGACCGGGAGAACCAGCACTTGAAGAACACTGGCACAATCCTCAGGAGCATCTGATATGGAGATTAAAGGAGTAACAAATGGGATTATTAGATAGATTTTTTAAAAAGAAAAAACCAGAAACAAAAAGCGAGACCCCTAAAACTCGTAAAAAGTCAGAAAAGGAACTGGCCACAGAACGTGGCGAACCTTATGTGACCATACTGAGTATGGAAGTAGATGCAGAAAACTTGCAATCGGGCAGTTTTGAACTAGACTGGAACGACAAGTTTGTGGCCAATCTTGTGCGTGCCGGTTATCAAATGGATGCCAAAGATACAGATGCAGACATAGTGGATCGTTGGTTTACCGCAGTGTGTCGAAATATTGTTATGGAAACATTCGAACAGTATGAAGCCATGAACCCAGAGCGTGATCGATTGATCAAAAGTCGCAGTCTCGGAGATGGAAGGTCCGAAGTGTCATGATATTCAATCATATTAAACAATTACATGCCGACGGTAAAAAGATTGGTGTTACTTTTTCTACATTTGACATGTTGCACGCTGGACACATTGCCATGCTTAGTGAAGCAAAAAATCATTGCGACTATTTGATTTGCGGGTTGCAAACAGATCCTACAATTGATAGACCTGGCACAAAGAATCGTCCTGTGCAGAGCATTGTGGAACGTCAAATACAACTGGCTGCTTGTCGCTATGTGGATGAGGTAGTGGTATATCAAACCGAGCAAGATCTAGTCGACCTTCTGTTGATTTTGCCAGTTGATGTGCGTATTCTAGGCATAGAGTATGCCGACAAAGATTACAGCGGAAGACAAGAATGTTATCAGCGTGGCATTGAAATTGTGTTTAACGAACGGGATCATTCGTTCAGCTCTAGCAGTTTGCGCAAACGTGTTGCCCATGCCGAAAGCGAACGCCTGTTGAAAAATCAGCCAGCCGAACCTGATTTAGAATTACCAATCAATCCGCAAGAATATATTCAACTGAGATGATTTTATATGTCAACGGTGACAGCCATGCTGCTGCCGCAGAATGTGTAAACACTCATGCTTGGGCGTGCGACGATGGATTGTATTGGAATCTAGGGCAGAGTCCACACCCTGACAACGAACGTGCCAGCTTTGGGTGCGAGTTGGCCAATCTTCTTGGCGCGGTATTGATCTGTGACGCTCAAGCTGGTTGCTCCAATCAACGAATTATACGAACTACTCGAGAGTGGATTGATCAAAATCAATCTGCTTTACCCGACACATTCATGGTCATTCAATGGAGCACCTGGGAACGAGAAGAGTGGTTGCACAACAATGTTTATTACCAAGTAGGAGCCAGTGGCACCGATTCGGTTCCGCCGGAACTACAAGAACTATATCGGCATTTTATATTGAGACTTGATTGGACAGAAAAAACTCGCCTGGCGCATGATCAAATTTGGAAGTTTCATCAAGAACTCAATGAGCACGGTATTCGTCATGTAATGTTCAACGGAAACACAGATTTTAGTCAAACTCAAAATCGTATGGACTGGAACTCTAGTTATATAAAACCGTATGATACCGAATTTACCTATGATCGTGTGCTGAAAAGCAATGGATTCAAAACGGTAAACCCAGATAGTTGGCATTTTGGGCCCAAGGCCCATTGCTTTTGGGCAGAATATCTGTTACAATATGTTAATAACAACAAACTCTTAGGAAATGCCCAATGAAGTATGTGCTTATAGATACCGCTAACATGTTTTTTCGTGCCCGCCATGGCGCATTCCGAGCCGCAGACACTTGGGAAAAATTAGGCTTTGCTTTGCATGTGACTCTGATGGCTGCCAACAAAGTGGCTCGTAGATTCGAGGCCGATCATGTGGTGTTTGCCTTGGAAGGCCGTAGCTGGCGCAAGGACATGTACAAACCTTACAAGAATAATCGTGCTGTGGCTCGTGCTGCATTGACCGAGCAAGAAGCTGATGAAGATAAAATGTTCTGGGAAACCTATGATGCTTTGACTAAATACTTGAGTGAGAGGACCAACTGTAGTGTTATACGGTGTCCGACCGCAGAAGGCGATGATATCATTGCTCGCTGGATTGCATTACATCCCCAAGATCAACATGTTGTAATTTCAAGTGATACCGACTTTGTTCAACTGATAGCACCCAATGTCAAGCAGTACAACGGAATCACTGACGAATTAATTACCCTGGAAGGAATCTTTGATGCCAAAGGCAAATCGGTCATTGACAAAAAAACCAAAGAAGCAAAAACCATTCCGGACCCAGAGTGGCTGTTGTTTGAAAAGTGCATGCGTGGGGATAGCAGTGATAACGTGTTCTCGGCGTATCCGGGAGTCAGAACAAAAGGTACAAAAAACAAAGTCGGGCTTCAAGAAGCCTTTGAGGACAAAAACAAAAAAGGGTATGCCTGGAACAATCTGATGTTGCAACGTTGGACTGATCCAGATGGTGTGGAACATCGTGTGTTGGACGACTATGAGCGCAACCGTACCTTGATTGATTTGACCGCACAACCCGATGAAGTCAGAGCTGTAGTAGATGCTTGTATTCTTGAACAAATTAGCCACAAAGACGTAGGACAAGTGGGGGTAAGGTTCATGCAATTTTGTGGCAAGTATGAACTAAACAAATGCTCTGAGTCGGCTGAAAGTTTTGGTCGATGGATGAATGAAACATACAAAGGAGTACTCAATGACCATAGTAGCTAAACCTATTATAGATAAACAGTTTTGGATCTTGCAAGAAAACAATCGCAAGATTGGTAATGTAGAGGCTTGTCAAGGCGGATATCAAGTTCGTATAAACAATCAAGTATCGCAGTTTAAAACCATGCGCATGGTAGAACAAAAAGCCAATGTTCAATTTGAAACTCATAAACATTTTGGAAATGTAGCGCCGATCAATCAAGTTCACGGATACCCAGTCGAGTCTCGCGCATACAATGGCATTTGGAACATACCACAAAAAATTCCCATGTTTACCAAAACAGTCAAGAGCAAAAGCTGGTATGCGGCAGGATGGTACCGAGTTCGTTGCGGTCGACAGTGGCAAACTGTGATGAGCCCAAAATTGATCATGCTTCAACGTTATGCATATCATGGACCATTTTACACCAAGGAGCAAGCAGATGAGTATTCACCTACAACGATTTGTTGATCGAGTCAGGGGTTTTGAAGCCCGTGGCGCCCGAGAATTTACTATGAGCCTACAAGATGCCAAGGATTTGCACGCAGATATCACACGTTTGCTGATAGATTTGCAAACATTTCGAGAAGAACGTGCTCAAAAAGAACAAGAACAAGATGTAATCAAGGTCGAAGTGGATGGCGGAGCATTTTAAATATACATATATTTTGGCATAAATAAATGTATGAGTAGACCCAAACCCCAAGTATTGATCGAACTGGCCAACAAGACCACTTACAAGGTCGAACAAGTATTGGCCAGCGAGGGAATCTGGGCTGTGTTTTATGACAACCAGCCCATCAACTTAAAAACCGCCAACCTCTTGGTTCAGTACCCAGGCCCCAAATACAAAAAAGTTTCATTTAGCAATCCAGGGCATGCCAAAAACTTGGCTCGCAAACTCAACACACAGTTCAAGACTGACAAGTTCACTGTGGTATTGTTGAAATCTGGAACTCAGATTTGTCCCTGATGTGCGCGACAAAAGAAAACTCACCCAACAACTAATCGATCTCTTAAACGAAGATCAACGTATCAGCGTGGAATCGGCCATGCCTGTCTGGTGGTTCAATTTGAGAAAAAATGGTGGCATGCGATTGACTGCCACTGGTTACTATACCTTTGTGGAAAAGTTGGAACTGGAACACTACAGTTATCCCATTGACAATCCCATGTTGTTCAATCAACAGACCATATTGGATTTGGATAGAAAAATACAAATGCCTTACTACATACATGCTGCCAAGGGTGTACCCAAAAAAATTGTGTTCTTTGGCAGCCGCGAAGCAGTCATGGCCAATCTTTACGGCAATCTACAACAATTTCTTGACAACTACAAGCCTTGATGTTACAATGTATATGTTGGGCCGTTAGCTCAGTTGGTCAGAGCAGAGGACTCATAATCCTTTGGTCCTAGGTTCAAGTCCTAGACGGCCCACCATGCAGAGGTAAATATGAATACTATGGAACAGATCAAAAAACCCGTAGCTCAGTATTACTACTCTAAAGAGGAGTGGAATCGATTGGGGTGTGGTCCACTACCGCCAGAACGTGATCGTGCTCGGCAATTGCAAGACACAATGGCACGTGGAAATCCAGCCACTGACAACAACGTGATCAAAGGATACAATTAATCATGGAACCAGATTATAGTTTTGCTGTTGGCATTGTGGTTGTGGCCGTGGTATTCTTACTAGTTTTATTTTAGTTTCCACGTTCGTTAAACGTGGTGGTGGGTCGGCTCTGTTTGACACATAAATAGGTGTGTCGTATAATAACGATATTGTTGTAATTCCTTCCAAGTGAAGGCACTGTGGACGGGAGTTCGATTCTCCCCGGGTCCACCAAAAGTATATTGCGGGTGCGAGAACAACGCAGAAATGTGTTTGTTGATCCGGCAACTTGGAACGACTCACTCTTGTTGCGTTACAATATACTTCTGATGGGCCCGACCGGTTTCGACATGGTGAGCTAGTGCGGACGGCAACAGGCAAGGCGAAGGACCTAATCCTAGCAACTCTATTAAATGCAAACGCATCTAATGACGAGGTATTTGCCTTAGCGGCATGATCTCCGGGGCAACTATGCCTTGTTACTCAAAATAGTTCAGAAAAGCCTGGTTTTCCAGGCTTTTTTGTTCACACTTAGCTAAAACCACTAAATATACTGTTGGGCGATCGTCCAGCATTCTTTTAAAAGGAAATCTCAAGCATGAAAAAACTATTAATCGCATTAGCTTTGTCCGCTGGCTTTGTGGCCTCGGCTCAAGCTCAACTCACCGGCAATTTAGGTTTGACCAGCGACTACCGTTTCCGCGGTGTTAGCCAAACCCAAAATGCTCCTGCAGTTCAGGGCGGCATCGACTATGCACACAAGAGTGGCTTCTACGTTGGTAACTGGAACAGCTCGGTCTCTAGCCAAGTCTACACCAATGGTGCAGGCGTTGAAAGCGACCTCTACGCTGGTTACAAGAAAGAAATTTTCAAGGGCATTTCGATTGACATCGGTAGCTACAATTATTTCTATCCACGTGCAACCACTTCTGCAGCCACTGGCAGCAACTTTGACACCTACGAAGGCTTTGTCGGATTAGGTTACAAGGACATTATCAGTGCCAAGTATAGTCAAACCTTGGGCAATGGTTACTTCGGTACCGCCAATGCTCGTGGCACCAGCTATACTCAAATTGACGGCAAGTTACCAGTTCCCAAAGTTAAGAATCTGGCTGTAGTTGCTCACTATGGTATGACCAATGTGGCCAACAGTTCGGCATATGATTACAACGACATCAACGCAGGCTTTGTTTATACATTGCCACACGAATTTGATTTGGGTGTCAAGTACTATACCAACACTGGCATGAGCAATGCTTTCCAGGCCTTTAACACTGTTAGTGGCCAGAAACTGTACAAAAATGCAGTTGTGTTTTCTTTGACAAAAACTTTTAAATAATTTTAAAAGTAATTAAAAAAGCTCCTTCGGGAGCTTTTTTGTTGACCAAACCAGGTTGACACAG